TTTGATATTGCAAGAAAATTAAATATACGAAAAGACAGAATTTATTACCATACTTGGTCAAAAGAAAAAAGAAAATGTTGGTTAGATAACCAAAAAAAAAGAAAAAGAAAAAGAACTTATTCTGTGATACGAGATAAAAATTTAATTTATTTAAACACCGAAAAAGGTTTTATGCTTTCTAAATACCACGATGTACGTAATAGTTGGAGGGGAAAACAAGAAAGACCAATCAATGCAGATAAAAAAATTGAATTAATAGGTCAGGAAGAATTTTTAGAGTTGTGGACACAACATAAAGCTAAACAAGGTATAACTTGTGGTTACACTGGTGAGCCTCTTATTATGCAAAGAAAGAAACCACGTAAAGATGGTGTTAGACATAAAGTTCCTAAAAACCAATTGTCAGTAGATTGTTTAGACCCTGAGATAGGTTACACTAAAGAAAACATTGTGTTTTGTAGTTGGGCATTTAACGATAGAAAAAATGCAGTGAAAATAAAGGACTGTTATTTAATAATTAAAATGCATAAAGAGAGAAATAAAAATGAAAAATAAATTTGGAATACCAGAGTTTACTAAAGAAGGTTATTTTAAAACTAAAGATGTTAAAGATATAACAAGAGAAAATTACAAAAAATATGATCCAGTTAACCACCCGGCTCACTACAATAAAGGCGGAGTGCAATGTATTGATGCTATTGCTTCTATGCAAGGTGACGGTTTTAAATATTATCTACAAGGCAGTGCAGTCAAATATATTTGGCGGCACGAACATAAAGGCAAACCCATTGAGGACCTAGATAAAGCTATTTGGTTTATCAATAAATTAAAAGAGGAATACAAATGAGACCATTACAAGTACCAATGTTTACGCCGGAAACCGAATGGATTCCACCAACGCATTTACCAGATTTAAAAGATCATAAAGAAATAGCCATAGATTTAGAGACTAGAGACCCAGGCTTAAAGCATAGTGGCTCAGGCTCAGTCAATGGCAATGGTGAAGTGGTCGGGATAGCGGTAGCAGTTGAAGGTTGGTCCGGGTATTTTCCAATAGCGCACGAAGGCGGAGGCAACATGGACCGAGCATTAGTTTTAGATTGGTTTGAAGAAGTTTTGCATACAGATGCAACAAAAATATTTCACAATGCAATGTATGATGTGTCTTGGATACGTTCTATGGGTTTTTATATTCGTGGTGGTATCATTGATACTTTAATTGCCGCATCTTTAATTGACGAAAACCGTTGGGGTTATGCCCTTAACACCCTCGGTAAACAATATGTAGGCATGGGTAAGAACGAAAAGATTTTACAAGAAGCCGCCAAAGCTTGGGGTGTAGATCCTAAAGCTGAGATGTGGCGACTACCCGCACCATTAGTAGGTGAGTATGCCGAACAAGATGCTGTGGTGACCTTAAAGTTATGGCACGCATTACAACACGAGATTAGTAAACAGGACTTATGGGACGTGTTTAATCTCGAGACAAACTTATTCCCTTGTTTAATAGATATGAAGTTCAAAGGCGTTCGTGTTAACGTTGAGCAAGCCAACATCCTTAAACAAGAATTGATCAAAGAGGAAAAAGATATCTATAAGGGGATACAAAAACTAGTTGGTTTTGATGTTGAGATATGGGCGGCAGCGTCCATAGCGAAAGCCTTTGATAAAGTTAAATTACCGTACGATAGAACGGAGAAAGGTGCGCCAAGTTTTACCAAAAACTTTTTATCAACGCACCCTCACGATTTGCCGAAAGCAATTGCGCATGCGCGAGAAATTAACAAAGCCCATACAACTTTTATTGACACTATTATTAAGCATGAACACAAAGGTCGTATCCATGCTGATATCAACCAGATCCGGTCGGACGATGGGGGAACTGTAACCGGTCGTTTTAGTTATAGTAACCCCAACCTACAACAGATCCCAGCGCGGAATAAAGATCTAGGACCAAAGATTAGAGCGTTGTTTGTACCAGAAAAGAATCATACTTGGGGTTGTTTTGATTATTCACAACAAGAGCCAAGAATTGTGGTGCACTTTGCATCACTGTTAAAGCTAGAAGGTTCACAAACTATTGTTGATCAGTACAATGCTGGGGAAGCTGACTTCCATCAGATGATTGCAGACATGGCCGGCATCGAACGGAAACAAGCCAAGACCATTAACTTAGGTTTAATGTATGGCATGGGTAAAAACAAATTGATGGCGGAGTTAGGCTTACTAAAAGAAGCCGCAGAAGATTTGATTCGTACCTACCATCAGAAAGCACCATTTGTTAAAATGTTATCTGAGCAAGTATCACGGCGCGCTGATGATAGCGGTAAAATTAGAACGATAGGTGGACGCTTATGTCATTTTGATTTGTGGGAGCCACATGGTTTTGGGATTAAGAAACCATTGCCACATGCAGATGCGTTAAGGGAACATGGCCCGGGCATTAAACGTGCATTTACCTACAAAGCTTTAAACAAACTGGTTCAAGGTAGTGCTGCAGATATGACAAAACAATCTATGTTGGCTTTATACCAAGAAGGTATCATACCGCATATACAAGTACATGATGAACTTGACATATCAGTAGAGTCACCAGAACAAGCAGAAAAAATAATTAATATTATGGAAGCAGCAGTTGAGTTAAGGGTACCTAACAAAGTAGACTTTGAAGAAGGTACTAATTGGGGAGATATACACTAAAGTAATGCCGGATACTAAGAAATAGCATCCGACATATGAAGGTGAGAAGATAGTTTATAATAAATTATAATAAACTCTTGTCAAATGAAATAAAATGACTATATTATCCCATAGTATAACACAAAAAAGAAGGAATAAATAATGCCAGATATAAGTAAATTTAAATCAGTATCAGTATCCGTGGATACTCATAACCAATTGGAATCATTAGCTAAAAAACGTTTTGAAGTGCCGGTAAGCATACAAAAAGTTATTGAATTCATGTTGATTAAAGAAACTAAAAAGAAAAATGGAAAACGTGCCAAAGCTAGTTGAAACAATATGCCCACGCTGTGATGGCAACGGTTTTATTAAAATTGCACCAGTAATTGCAACTGTTGGTGATGGTGGTAAAGAAATAGATTGCCCACAATGTGAGGTTGAATTTTTACATATGGGTAAGAAAGTAACTACACATAGTGGTTATGTATTTCTACCAATAGAAGACACAAGAAAGAACGTAGAAGGTGGTAGAGAATCAAAAATTAAATGGTCAGGGGAAACCTTGCCGGAAGTAGGTAAAGAGTGATGCCACTAAACCCGGAGGATGAGTACGGATGGTAATAGCAATTAAACGCATTAACAATTGTCGAGACATGTTTACACAAGCAACTTGTCCACGCATGCGCACAATGTGGAAACGTAATTATGAAATATTAATGAAAAACTATTGGGAGAATGTAAGTGGAAGAATACTCACCGCCGCTGGGCAAGTACATTAACACAGCTTTATTGCTGATTGTCTGGTATTTTTGTTTAGCACTTTTGGTTGTAAATATTCGATATATGGGTAAACTAAACCATACTATAGATACGATGTGGCACGAAATTGAACAGGTGAAAGATACGAATATTAAACTGTGGCAATTTATCGAGGAACACGAAAATGATTTTAAATAAGGAAGATACGATAGTGAGAGCAAAGATTCCAGACCGGATGATGAGTACAACTTTTACCCTACCGATAGATGATCGTAAGGTAGTTGGTATTGTAAATTACACTGCAGATACTAATGGGGTAATACCATTAGCGTTTTGGGTGAAGATTAAACCAACTGATTCTTATCTTGATCGAGAACTAAGAGCATCTGGTAAATTAATTTCTAGGTGTTTACAACACGGTGAAGATTTAAAAGAACTAGCTGACACGTTATCACAAGACAATATTATTGGTCAGATGATAAATTACTTTTACAAAAATGTAGAAGATATTATAATGGGTGTACAACCCGATAAAAAACAACGCATGCTGTCAACTGATCCGTATGCCTCACAAATGAAAGAATAATTATGGCACTAACTGAA